TCTACCTCTTCTCCACCACCACCTAAACCAGATGCTGCCGCTGCTACTATTTTAGAAGCTGTCATGTTATTACCCCATCGCCTGACCGAGGGTAAAGCCGTAATAATTTGTACCGCCGTCCACCGTAATAAAAGCAAAAACATCAACGCCGCCCGACGTTGTGGTAAGCGTCGGCGCTGTAGCTGCCGCCCAATCAACGCTGCTCGGCCATGTAATAGTTCTTGCAGAACTATCTTGTGTTACTTTTAAAATAAACGCTGAGGCTCTTCCTGATGCAGCAGGGTTACTAAATGTATAGGTTACATTTTCGGAAAGTGTATGTGTAAAGACATTACCATCACGTAAATTGATTGTAGCTGCATTAGAGCTAGAAGTAATTGCGGTGCTTTCTTCAGTCGTGCCGTTGTCAAACCCAACCACTCCATTTGCATCAGAAGTAACAACCGCGCTTGCATTTGTTAATCCTAAGGCATTTGGTAATGCTACTTCATAAGTTGAGCTTGCTGAATGCGGTGGACTAGCTAATGTAACACCATGCGAATTATTTTCACAATTTAAAACAATTTTTGCAGAGTTTGTATTACCCCTTATAACAACTTTACCTGTTCCGTTAGGCGCTAGGTCTAAGTCTGCATTAGATGATGTAACAATGTCTTGTCCATTTGTATCTAGGTTAGCTGCAAGGCCAGTGCTCAAATTTAGTGTCGTACCAACGATGGTTGTAAATGCGCCAGTGCTTGCGGAGTTTGCGCCAATTGCCGTGCCATCAATTGACCCTGAGTTAATATCTATACCAGTGACTGGCGTTGTGCCGTCAAACAAGTCATCAGTCTTATCCCAATTAGCATTTAAATAACCACCCCACGCATCTTCGTCTCCAGATACGGTAGGTTTTTGAAAGCTGTAAGTCGTTGTGTTAGATGGCATAAATAAACTCCTCAGTTACGTTTTTGCCACGCACACTTTTCCTAACGATGTAAGGGAAACAAGCGCCGTAGCTCGTTAAAACAGTTATCGCACAGTTTTGCTGTAGCTCCAAAAAATCATGCAGCACGTGACCAAGTAATTGGTGTCCAAATTTCTGACGTTGGCGCGACTGGTTCCCATTTTTCTTGCGCTGCTGTTGCAATTGTTAACGCTATTGTTGAGGTCGATGAGCCTAAAAGAAGACGCTGCACGGCCGCGTCTATATTCAATCGCCCTAATGATAAATTGGTTGTTCCAATAACAGTGTAAACACTAGAAACCGACAGTGTTGCAGTTGCACTTATTGCGGCCGATACGTTGCGCGTCCTACCCGCCGACGCCGACATGGATGCGGCAATAGCAATATTTGCTGTGCCAACCTCAGTGCTATTGTTTTGACCATAAATACTTGAGCCATACGTGCGTAACCCGTACCCTGGGCGGAAGCCCTCAGTCTCCGTGTATTCTTCAGCGACACTAACAGTTGCGCTTTGCAGCGTTATGGTTGCACTTCCATCTTTGACAATATCGTCAGTAACTAAGGCTGTTAAACTTGCGCTAATTGCTGCCGATCCGCTTACTACAGTAACAGATGAACAAGAAACACTAAGGGCAGGCGTTATTGTTGCGGCGGCGTCTATTGCCCCAGTAACGCCATAAAGCTCGGTGCCGTATAGGTCGGCACCATAAGAAGCGCGGTAAGCCATTAATCTAGCGTAATATCTAGATCACCAGCCGGGACGCGAAACACGTCTCCCGTTGATATTGCTTTACTTGCAGATAACGCAGAGTAAGCAATAAGATTACCGCTAGTGCTCGCGTCGAATACGCCGATATGCGTCACGGTGCCAAAGTTTGCGGTGGCTGTCGGAAACTCAACCGCCGCAGAATTGGTTGCCAAGTTGCCGGACACAGTAAACGCGACTGTTTGCCTGGCGTATGCAGTGCCGGAGGTGCTAACCTCAGTGCCTGACGCATCCTCGGCCGGATTGGTTGTAAATAATGCGATATACCACGCAGTCGGCCTGGTTACGCTAGTTGCAGTAAATACGTAATTTAATACGTGTGTTTCGAAAGTGTTGGAAAAACTCATGATTAGTACGCCTTTATTTTCATTCTGCGCCCGGAGCCGCCGAACTTGCTTGCTTCAGATTCGCCGTTAATGTCGGCCAGTGTTTGCGCGTAAATAGAACCCCACACGGCGACACGCGCATCGTCTTTTAAATATGGGGCAGAGTGGACCAGGCTGCCGTAAAGATAGGCATCCGGAAAAAAGGTTAGAATATCGTTAGTGGTGTTGCTATCACTTAAAGCGGTTATGCGTTTGTAGTAATATAATTCACTTGTGTACGTCGCGTCGGGCGTTGGGAAAACTTCAAGCTCTCCCGCCGTAATTGCATAAAAACGTGGCTTGCCCACGGCGTCATTGCTGTTTGCTCGTTGCTTGAGCATCTCAGCTTTACCAAGCAGCTCAAGTTGCGCCAAGTCTCCAGATGTTATGTGCAATGTTATTGTTTCACTATAGTCAGCGGGAAGGGCGCTAAATTGCGTGTCGATCTGCGCCGTAGCTCGACCCTCGTTACGCCAGTGCCGCACCCGGCGGTTCATGTCTGCCTCTGCTAACGTAATAAAATCAGGCGCGACGCTGGTTAAATCGTCTCGGTTTAAAAAATCAGCGATAGACGCCTTTAACTCTGCATATGTTGTTATTGCCATTTAATTACCCACGCTTTCTAAGTATCGCTCAAGCTCTTGCATTAATTTGCTTTGCGGTTTTGCGCTCGTCACATTTGGTGTCATCATGTCATCCAAGGCAAACATGCCGCGCTCCACAGCTCTGCCAGCCCGGCCAATATTTTTTGGCGCACGCTTTATCGCGTTAAATATTGGTTTTGCAAACGGTGCCATTGTCAACGCCGCGTCACCTAACCCCAAGGCAACTTGCCCAGTGTTTGCTGCCATTGCTCCTCGGTCACCAGCTTGGTAATCGTCAGGTATTTCCCGGGCTGCCTGGTAGGCATCCTCTAAACCAATACCCGTGCCAACTCCCGGCATGTATGTCGCCGCATTGACGGCGTGCCTTGCCATGTTGGGGTTGCCCGTCTTGTCAAAAACATAATCAAAAATAGAGCCGCTCATGCGGTTTGTTGTGTTCCGGGCATCCATTGCCTTTTGCAGCTCTTCCGCGCTGTACACGTAGTCTCCGGCGTTGTGGTATGCCCTCCCGGTGTAAGGATCTAAAGTTACGCCGCCGTATTGCGTTTTAAATGCTTCGCCAGCATCTGTGCCTATCGTAACATCAAAACCCTCGCGTATTTTGCGCTCGGTCTGTGCCTGTTTAAGGCCTGACACTTTATTTCGTATACGCTCTTCCGGGCTCATTGGTTAGCCTCCAGGTATTGCATTAATTCATTCTGCATCGGAGCGGCCTGCGCCTGGTTAGGCTGAGAAAGCCCAAGCACACCCAAGGGAGCGGCGGTGGCACCAGTTAACAGGCCTTTGTTCATTATAAAATCAAATAACACTTGCTCGCGGGTCTGACCCCGGTTAGCTGCTTGTATGTCGGCCCGGTCACGTATCGCGCCCATAAAGGTGGTTTGACTGGTAGGATCAACGCCTGTCTTCCGAGCACCGCCCATCCACAACGCGGCTTGCACTTGCGGACCCGTTAAGCCAAGCTCGTTGCCTAACTCAAACATAAAATCTTCCATTGCGGCGTATTCGTTGTTGTTTGGCATTTGGCTCCAAACAACTGGGTTATCTGAAATGGCTTCAATAGGCACGACGCCATCCTTAACGGCAGCCTTCGGATTAAACGACGGCTGACCCATTTTGTTGGTGGCAAAATATTTTTTTGACTTAGGATAAGCCTTTAAAATCTTATCTGCAAAATCTTGCCCGACCTCCGTCCCTGCAACATTTAACCAATCTGGGTCCATCGACGCCATACCAAAATACCGCGTGAAATGCAGATCGGCGGCTATGTTTTTTTCTGAGCCCTTCAACGATTGACCGAACCCTTTAGGCTTTGGGTTTTCAATCATGGATGATTTTGTACCCGCGACGCCAGGCTCAGGCAACGCGTCAAACTTGCCTTGCTGTTGTTTTGCCACAACCAATTCTTGTAGCCCGGCGGTCTTGTGACCGTAACCCGGTTGTCTGCCTTTGGCTAACGCTCTGCCGCCCTCTATGTTTTCTACGTTTTGCAATTGCGGCAAATATTCTGGGTCAGTGTATAATCTATTACGCACGGCAGAGGCGTTGCCAATGTTTGCTGGCACCTTAGACCCGGGAGACGTCGCGCCAACCAGGTCTATATACTCTGCCCATTGCCGCGTCCCTTCCTCTTCGCCGTGACCCATGATAAACCAGTCGCGCAGCTCCTCAGTGTTATACCAGTCCTC